ATGATCCAAAAGAACCATCTGTTGATGTCCATTTTGCTTCAATATATCTCTTACCAGTAGGCCAACTTGCTGCGGCTTCAGTAGCACCTTCTGGAAAATAATTATAATTAGAACCAGAAGCAGCGGAGGCATAATTAAATTGAGTAACACCAGTAGATGTTGGTTCAACATAATTGGAACCTCTAGTTTGTCGTGCTGCAATAGTAATGGTCAGACTAAATGCCAAGGATATTAACGATGTTATAGGAGTTGCTAAAACTCCATCGGAAGCCTTTACTCTAAAAGAAAAATCTCCAGCGTTTGCCTCTGCTGTAGATGGTGTAAGAGTAAAAACGCCGTTAGATTGAGACAATGCAGTGACTTGTGATGGTAAACTATCAGCATTATATAGGGTTGATCCACTATACGCATCCCAATCATAAGTCACTGGGAATCCAGATTCATCAGTTGCAACAGCAGTAATAGTTGATGTTGTACCATCAGCATTCAAAGAAAGAGATGCTGCTGGTGTTGTGGTAAATCTAGGGCCAATTTGAGTTCCTATGGACATTCTCTGCCATGCAACACCATCCCACATATATGATGCTTTGGTATTAGTCGCGAAACCAAGATCACCAGCAGTATTTCCACTTGAAGGAAATGCAGCAAGATTGGCATACACAGTGACTCCACCCCCACTACTTGACCTTAGTGATACATAATCACTATCAACTATATTAGTAACATCTGCGCTATCAAGAGTAGAATTAGCAGAAGAACTGACATTCCATCCAGATACATCTGAATCATAGGTGAATGATTTTCCTGCTAGTGTTGCACTTTGATTATGTGTTGGACTATCTGGAAAGTTTATTGCCATGTTTTATTTATCCTTTAATACGCCTGAAAGCCAGTTGGAACAGTGTAACTTAAAGTTTGTCCTGACCCAGATACGAATTGTGCAGTGGCAACACCATTAGAATTAGCAGAACCAAAAGTGAAGGCAAGTCCAGTAGTAAAATTGACTCCAGATATATCTATGCCCGCTCCAGTGCCTGGCGCGCCGCCTGTGTTTGTGGAAGTGTCCCAAGTACCATCAACCCCAAACCATACCCTTTCAGCGGTAGTGTCATATGCCCACATTAGAGTATGTAGACTGCCATCGTCTATAGCACTAAGACTTGAATTGGTTCCGCTGTGTGGGTAAAATCTAGGAGTATTTGCGTAAAACGTAATCTGAACATTACCGCTAGTATTGTAACCCAAAGTCCCAGCCTGTGCCATTGCTAAATCTCCTATACCGAACATTAGAACATTATTGGGTGATCCCAAAGAAGAAGTTATGTCTATCTCTATATAATATTTTCCTAGTTTCAAACCTGTTGTCGGCACATAAGCAACTCCAGAAGTTTCAGTTGAACCTCCAGAAGTTATGTCTAACGCACCTGTTGTTGAATTTGCATTGATATCCATTGACCCAGACCCAGAGGTGGAAACATTCATAGGAGTCGTAAATTCTAAAGTATATGTTGTAGACTTAGAAGTACTATGTAAACCGTCATTCGCTTTATATCTTAAAATGAAACTTCCAGCATCTGAATCTGTTGTAGATGGAGTAATAGTAAAAGCGTTACTAGATTGAGAAATAGTTGCTTGCGCTTGATTTGATGGATTAGTATCATATGAATATTCAATAGGAAATCCTTCTGGGTCGCTTGCTACAACCGTTTGATTTGTTGCAGTTCCATCTATAGCTAAATTTGCAGTTGTTGGCGGTGCGGTTGTCCATTCTGGTACGGCATTTGTATCAGTGTATATTCTGTCCCATTCAGTACCATCCCAAACATAAACTGCTTTAGTATCAGTTGCAAAACCGAAATTTCCAGCAGTATTACCAGAACTAGGGAATGCTGCAAGATTTGCATATGAGGTTGGAGAAGAAGATGCACCAGCGGCACCTGCTGCACCTGCTGCACCTGCTGGACCAGAAACTCCAACCCACTGAGTTGATGTACCATCATCGTAGTACACATATAATGCACCATTAGAAGAATTGTACCATAATTGACCATCAACAGCATTTGCTGGGGCAGTATCTGAAGTATTACCTATATTAGAAATCTGATCTCGCCAAATGCCTTTACTGCTATTGTAAATATAGGTGATTCCACCTATAACAACAGTTTGACCGTTAGTCGGACTTGCTGGAAAATTTGCTTTTGCCATTTTACAATCTATTCTCTCTTATAGTAATTATCTAATATGGTCTTACAAATAAGAATTGATTCATCATAACCTTTTCTAAATCGGTTTTTAACATGCCCATTATCTTTAAACCATACAAGGTTATTTATATGTCCAATTTTTTTATCTTTTGGAATTTCTAGATTTTCTATATAATTTTCGTATTGATATCTTAAACTAAGTAACTCAGCAATAGATTTCATGTAATGACCTCATATAATTCTCTCCAAGTATGGTATCTGGGAATAAAAGATTCTTTATTATGATCATGCGCGATAAGAACAGAGTCTAAACCAGCGGCGGCACCATCAATAGCATTTTCGCTTTTATCTTCAATCCAAAGAAGTCCACTATCATTATATTTACAAAGTTCCTCACCCTTATCATCACCAACATCAAGAAAGATGTATTTTTCAAAAGCACTTTTACCAAAGAGTCTTTCAGTATTTTCAACTCTTAACTTTCCAGCCCAAGGATTTTTAGATAATGACGTTATCATATGAAAAACGTAACCATGTTCTTCATGTAATTTTTTAACATATTTTATAGCATCCCTCAGAGGTGGGAGCCATCCAATGCGAGATGATTCATTAAAATATCTTACAAGTTCGCGTTTTTTATCGTCACTTATGTTATATTTTTTTGCCATGTCATATGATTTTTCATATTCTTTATTAATCATATATCCGTTACTAATCATCCATTCACCAAATGCTTGTTCCCAATCCATAAGAACACCATCGCAGTCAGTAAGAATTACTTTATTCATAATATACCTTTTTAATTTTTATAAACTTGGGTCATTATCTTCATCATCAAACTCATTAATACCATCTAAAAGTGCATAATTTATATTATTACCTTTTAAATTAAACCTTGGTTTTTCATCAACCTCACGAATTCTAGTATCTTTATTTTGAGAATGATTTTTATTTCGGTCACGCTTCTTATTTCGTGGGTCATATCTACCGAATTTTGCCATTTTACTTCATCTTACTCCTATGAAAAAATTAATTTTAATGTCTGTGGTCCTGCTATACCATCAACAGTACATTCGTTTACTTTTTGCCATGCTCTTAAAGCCTCTTCTGTTCCAAATCCAAAATCACCATCAGCAGTAATTCCCAATGCTTCTTGCAATTTTTTTACAGTATCACCTTTAGAACCTTTACGAATAAGGTTATATGTGATATCATCAGTATCATCACCTGGTTCCCAATGCTCTCCGAAAACTTCAAGGGCATGGGCATAATGTTTTTTTCTATCAGCCAAGCCGATAGTACCACCGTTAATTCTTTTTGTCATGGTAATAATATCGTTATTGTCACAATGTTTATTAATATTATTTGTACGCCAGAACCAACAAGCACTTTCAATAGCACCTTGTTTTGTTCTTACATAATCGGTAGCATCTTCGGCAGTCATATTAACACTTTTACCAAATGCGGTATAATTATGTCTACCTGTTAATTGTAGTATTCCACCACCCCTAAAACGCCATCCATCTCCAGATGCGGTATCGCCATTCTTCATACGATTTGCATAAATATGATTAGCAATCATTGCTGGTTCTCTATGATAGTTTTTAGGAGAAATACCAGCGCGTTTAAAATATTTTCCAAAAATAGCATCAAGTGCCTTTGCACTATAATTTAGATTTTCTGAAATAGTTTTGTAGTTTGCACTTTCATGTGCTGTTTGTGCCAAGAAACCAGCAACTCTATTTTTTGTCGTAATACCATATTTTGGAAACATTTCTATCATGGCATCATACCATTCATCAACGTCCCTATCTCTATGTAAAATTTCTTTTAGTTGTTCTTTTGTAAATTCAAAATCCATCTTGTCCATACTCCCTTGTGTTTTCTATTTCTACAACAAGTCTTTCGTATCCACCGATATGATTACCATTCCAAAATATTTGTGGAACTGTGGGTACTGACCCTATCTTTTCCAATAGTTCACTATAGATATCCAAGTCTGTTGCATCTTTATATTCATATTTCAAATTATATTTTTTTACTAATGCTACAGACTTATCACAATAACTACAGTTATTTTTTCCATAAATCTCAATCACTTTTTTCTCCATATACGATTAGATATTTAGCATCTCTTTTGTCATTATATAGTCACGAACTAAATCGGACCTAACAATATCTTCCCATCCAAAATTTACAATACGAAAGAATCTCATTTGTTCAATAATATTCATAAATTTAATGATGCCATCACTTTCATCTTTAAATTTAAAATCTGTTTGCTTATGATCACCACAAAAAATGACACGACAATCTCTACCAATCCTTGTGATAACAGAATCTAACTCATGAAAGTTTAAATTTTGCATCTCATCAATAACAACAATCGCTTGATCAAATGTACAACCTCTAAGAAAAGAGGTTGTTTCAAATTGAATTTTGTTTGCGGTTTTCATTTTATTATAAGCACCTTCAAATCCAAATAGTTCAGAACATACTAAACGATATGGTGCTTCATACGATGACTCTTTTTCCTCTTTAGTTCCTGGAAGAAATCCTTGATCGCGTGTTGTTACTGCTGATCTAAGAACAATAATTTTACGATAAATATCTGGATCATTTAGCATTGCTTCTAAAGCAAGATATAATGCTATAAAGGTTTTGCCTGTACCAGCACTTCCTGATAATATTAGATTTGAATCATCATCCCAGTAGTCAAAGGCTTTACGCTGATTTTGAGTAATTGGTTCAATTTCTTCAAGTTCATCTAGGTTGACGGTTAATGAATTATTTTTTTTCATGTTTTAATAGTATTACCTCTACCAGAACCTTTTTTAGTTCTTTTCATTAAATCTTTAAATCCATCAGGCGTTTTTCCAAACATATCTTTTACGCCGCCCACCAAAAGTGGAGCAGATAAACCTTGAACTAAATCAGAGTTTTTTAATATTTCTTGTAACTCCGAATATGTGCAGTCAACATTATAATGTTCGTTCGTTTTTACGTTTTTTATGGTATAATTAGGCATAGTTTCTCCAAAAACTTTCTCTATATCTATACGAATATTATACCATAAAAATAGATATTGTCAAGTAGTTATGCTGCTTCTACTCTTTTTGTAGTAATGTAATTGTCCAAATATTCCTTTTTTGCTTTTATTTTTTTTACAAGATCAAGTTTACCTTCAGACGTTAATTTGTTTGCGAACATTTCAAGGTGTGCGCTGTCTTGTTGTAGTCTTTGAAGTTGCTGTTTGGACATAAGATTCTCCTTAAAGTAAAATGCTGGACACTCTAAAAGAGCAACCAGCATTACAGATATTGAAATTAGTATAAAAATCATTAGGGTTTAACTAATAATTTTGGAAATGCTTCTAGAACGACTGATTTTGGAACTCCTGTTATTGCTTTTTTGTTTGTCATTTGAATAACCAATTTGGCATCCTCTGGGTGAATAGACTCTAAGAGTTTAATGTATAACATTTCTCTCTTTACCTTTGGTAACTGATCACCCTCAAGCCCCTTTACAAAATACTTAAATTGACGGTTTTGTCTGAGTAAGTTTGATGCATCATTATAACCATCACTAGGTTTATGTGGTGGGTCTCCTTTAGGCACATTCCATACAACTAATTTATCATATGTTCCTCTTAAAACGTCTCTGAGTGCAGCAGTATTATCTTTTTGAAGAATCCTTACTTTTTCTGGATTCGATTTTGCTTGCCTTGCTGCACTAATAACTTCATGAACTAACTTCACCATTTTATATAAACTCCTGTACACATTCAAGTAATAATCTGCATCTTTTAGATACTAGGTATGGAAACACTTTACTCTTATTAGACCAAGGGTCTTGCGCCTCGTATGTATTTATAATATCTTCTTGGATGTTTTGAGGGGTTTCTGTTAAATCAATAAGTTTTTTATTACGACAATAGTTTCTATAAGTTTCTTCATTCATCACAGATTTTAGATCATCTGCTGCCATCCAAGCATCAATCTTTTTTTGTGTCATTGGCGTTTGACGAATACCATCAGGAAAAGAATTATCGGGTGATAAAATATTTGGAACTTTATCTGATTTACATCCTCTAAAAACATGCTCCATTAAAGTTGCTTTTGCGTTTTTAGTTTCTAAATGTTTTTTATTTATAGGAGAATACTGTTTAATATTCGAGTATTTTTGAAGTTGAACAAAATCTTTATCTGATGATACAATCATCACTTCTTCATGTTTGCCAAACTCTTGAGTTTCTAGTGCAATTTTAGCGATTACGTCATCTGCCTCACAACCACAAACTCTCATAGTCTTATAAGGAAAATTTTCAGAGATTTCATCAAAGACCATATTAATAATTCTATATGCTTCTACCCAATCAATAGGAGATTCATCGCGTGATTTTTTACGACCTAATTTATATTGAGGAAAAATATCTTTTCTCCAATTTCCATCACCGTCAGCAACAATAACTATCTCACCAAATTGTTTTTTGTACTTACTCCTATACATGCGAATAGAATTTAAAATCATATGCCTTATAATATTTTCGTCTAAAGCAATTCTTTGTACCATTATATTAGAGATAGCGACACCGCTATAATCAATTAAAATCATTCTACCTTAATCTCCATTTTATTCAATAACCATTCTAACATATATTATTTGAAGAGTCAATCATCCTTTAACAATTTCCTTTTTTCTTCAATAGTTTCTTTCAAATCTAATACAGTTTCTTGCTCTATGAGTGAAATTATTGTTTCTGTAACACCAATTTCATGATTGAGCCTTGCTAACTTCCTCATTAATTTTTCCATCTCAGTAGTATAAAATTCAAGTTCCTTTTTCTTGCGATTTCTTTGGTCATAAATATCTGTAATATCAATAAGTTTCTTTTGTGGAATTATAATGCCGTTATCACTCATTAAGAACTACTACTTTCTCATGCAATAATCTTTGTCTGTTTATCATATGATCTTTTTCTACATCTGCCTTGTTCTGCCCAAAATACTTAACACCATGACCTTCTTCAATCATAATACTAGTCACCCTAACATTTTGCTCATGTGAACCACCAACTTTTCTCTCAATTAAGAAGTCACCAAGTACTCTGCCAAATTTACCTTTTTTATCTTCACCAGATTTATCTATTTCTGTTTTAAGAATTTGAATTGATCCGACAGGCAATAATTCTTTCAGTCGCACTTTACTCGCCAAACCAAACTGTTTTTCAACCAAGTCTCTAGTGCGAGATTCTGGCGTGTCAATTCCCATCATTCGCACTCTTTCTTTATGAACCCAGATACCAAATCCTAGATCAATATCAATGTCTACTGTGTCGCCGTCAACGACTCTTAGGATTTTACATTTATATTCGTACATTTTTTAGACCTCTCTTTAGATTCTGCCATCTTTTTTATTTTTTCTTTTTGATCTTTTATAATCTGCGCTTGATCTTCAAGTTCTAAAAATAATCTGTCATTTTCGCTTATAATCTCTTGCTTTGGGAATTTTAATATATTATTCATCATACTTTTCCTTTCACATGCATTGAGTGTATTTTTACGCCTATAAACTCATTGTAATATTCATCACTGAAAAGGACTTCCCTATCAAATTGTTCTTTTGCCTCAAAGTAACTCATAATACCCTTTGATTTACACAACCGAATAATATTTCTTTTAAACCTAGATGCGCCTTCATTTTCTACAAGCATTTTTACTGTTTCATTTGACCCATAATAATTCATCCAATCACTCTGAGTTCTCTTAATTCTTTTTCTTTTTTTACCTTTTAATGGCGGTAACCTTCTCACTGACCAAAATAATTTTTTACCGATATATTTTTTATCATTACTCAAGTCTGTAATTTCATAAACAAAACCAACCCAAGGCTCTAATTCCTCTTGGGTTGGTTCAAATATTGTGTTTTCAAAAAACCACACTATTCTTCTTCTTCTTCATCTTCTGTGTATAGTTCTATAGGACTGCCACACATAGGACAAGCCTCTGGCTCTGCATTGTTGTCACCATTTAAAACTTCAACATGGGTTTGATATTGACATAATGGACAATCAATATAAAATGTTTCTTTCTTCGCCATATACTATCCTTCGCATGAAGCACAAGTCATAATATCACGTACTAATTCTTGTGCTGGGTTGGCTGATCGCTGGTAATAAAATGTCTTAACTCCCAGTTTCCAACCCTCTATTATTAATGAATTTACATCCTTTGCCGAAACGTCTGGGTGTATGAGTATATTTAGCGATTGAGATTGATCAATATATTTCTGTCTTGCTCCTGCTTGCTGCACAATTGACAACGGTGTGATCTCACTAAAAGTCTTAAATACGTCTTTTTCTTTTTGTGTTAGAAAATCTAAATGCTGAACAGACCCGCCACGAACAAGAATAGATTTCCAAGTTTCGTCAGAATTTTCGCCATGGTCATGTAGACACGCTTTTAGATGTGGGTTTCTATAAGTAAATTTACCTTTTGCTAAATCCTTAGTAAAATAATTTGATGCGAGAGGTTCAATAGATGGTGATACTTGACCTAAAATAAATGAAGATGATGTAGTTGGCGCAACAGCAGTTCTTGTAAGATTTCTTTCACCTGTACCCAACATACCTTTCGGCTCACCATACTCAATGGCAAGTTCTTTTGTTGCTTCAAGTGATTTATCATCAATAAATTTACTGATTTTCATGCTTAACATTTGTGCCTCAAATGATTCAAATGCAATCATTTTAGATTGTAGATATGTGTGCCATCCAAGTTGTCCAAGACCCAAGGCTCTCCAATGAGTTGCGAAATTATAAGCAGAATGCATAAACTGAATATCTTTAGTCTTTTCGCAATACTCTTCCATTACAGCATCAAGAAACCAAATCATAGTTTCTACAGCGTCAGTTTCACACCATTCATCAAATGTCGCGCAATTCATTGATGCTAGGTTGCAAACAAAAGACCACTCATCACTAGACGGTAAGCAAATTTCACTACATAGGTTTGACGCCCATACAGGAATATCTTGATCTTTAAGAACTTGTGGTTTATTATTATTTACAGTATCACTGAAAAAGAGATAAGGATAACCACTTTCTCTGCGCTTACGCAAAACTCTTGCCCACACAGTTCTTTTATCGTTGTCACCAGAAATCATAGATTCCATCCATTCGTCACTAATACAAACACCTAGAGACAAATGCATAATTGAAGAACCCTCTTCTCTACATTCAAGAAATTCCATAATATCAGGTGAGTCAATGGGCATGTATGCCGCAAACGAACCCCTTCTAACTGATCCTTGAGCAACAACATCAACTTGAGTTTCTGTCAAGTTCATGAAATGAACTGGCCCATCGGCAGTACCACCTGACTTAATGGGTTCACCTCTAGCGCGAATAGCACCAAAATATCCAGATGTTCCAGCACCCATTTTTGTTTGCATACCAACTTCAGCATTTTTCATTAGGATTGATGCCATATCATCTTCAATATAAACTCCATTGCATGAAATGGGCAAACCTTTCTTAGTGCCGAAATTTGACCATACTGGTGATGAAAGAGAATAAAAACCCTTACTCATATAGTCATAAAACTTGTCAGCGAAACCTTCTTTATCAAGAATAGTTTCTGCTGTCTGTGCAATATTCCGCACTCTTTCTTCAACGGTCATATTACCGTCAATATATCCACGACTTAGAAAAGTTCGTGAGTCTTCATTTGCCCATTCAAATCCCATTATATACTCCTAAAATAAATCATCTGCTGTGATGCCTTGACCCTTTGCATATTCAACAGGTCTTTTCTGGAAAAAATCTGTCATATTAGCACCCAATAATTCTTCTTCAAACCAAAAAGTTTCGTCTACTAAATCTTGATCATATTTAATATCACTACCATCAAAGCCGATTTGTTCAACTGAATCTGCCATGCGATATGCGATAAATGATTTTAGAATATTAGCATCTAAACCCTTTACTGCATAGTCTCCCATAATCCAATCAATCACTTTACTTTCTGCTTTAAGTGAATCTACACATTCTTGCTTAACTCTTTGTTGTAGTTCTTCATCAAAATATTCTGGATACTCATTTCTAAGTGTTTGAATTAATTTAATTCCGACTTGAGCATGAAGCATTTCTTCATTTCTTGTGTACTGCACTTGCTGAGCGCAATCTTTCATCACTGCTTTATTTCTATTCATATGCATAATTATATAGAACTGTGAAAATAGACTTACGTTTTCAACAAACAATGTGAACAAGATAATCGAATATATGTACTGTTTTCGGTCATCGTCATATACTTTATTATTATATTTGCGTAAATAATTAACGCGATTCTTAATGACTTTCTCATTCATATTTTCCTCAAACACATGAGTCATGTGAAGAACATCAAGAATTTTTTCATACGCCATATTATGAATGACTTCAGAGTTTGCCATAGCATAACCCAAATCTTTTATGGAAGGATGAGGTAAATGTTTACCTACGTCTGCCCAAAAACTTTTCACTGCGATTTCAATCTGACCGATTGCAGACATAGTGCGAACAACCATTTGCTGTTCTTGTTCTGTAAGATCAGTCTTAAACTGTGAGTAATCTGATCTAAAATTAAATTCTTCTGGTGTCCAAAAACCTTTCCAGATTGCTTCTATGAACTGTTTTGTCCATGGGTATAAATCTGGCTTTCGGGCGATTTGTTCCTCAAATAGCATCCGTATCTCTCCGCTTCTTTTATGTTTTGTTTGTGATCCGTACCATTATATAGTAGTTTGGATTACTTGTAAACACCAAATATGGTGGTTTACTGGACAATTTTTACACTATTAAGATGCGACATATAGACTTTTTAGTGTATTGACAGAATCATACTATCGCTGTATAATAAGAAGAATCTTTATTGGGGGGTAATAGTATCCATTGTATCTTCTGCCTCAGTATAATATCTTTTATATGCTGCAATGATGGATTGTTGTTGAGAAATATATGTTCTTATATCTGATAGATTTAAAGATACATTCTCATAACCTCTGTCGGTCAAACCAAATAATACAAGTGGCCTTCCCTTGTCACTAATATCGGAAAATACTTTCTCATAATTTTCTGGAGTGATTAAAATCCACTCAACCTTTCTTTGAACCAACTCATCCGCTTCTGGTAATACTAATAACGGTTTCTCTATTGGTTTAGTTTTTATTTCTATTGGTTCTGGAATATCATTCCGACCCAGACAACCCGCCAGTAATGTTAAGATCATCATAAATCCAAGGACATTCACTATTGAACGCTTTGCCATTTTCTGCATTCCTTTCTTTCAAACTTAATTCTGAACCTGATATAATTTCAAAGCACCTTAATGCTTTTTCACTAGCGTTGTTCACAACTCTTTCAACTAAATCAGGTTTTGCCTCTCCAAGCATTCCTATATCATGTTGTTGAATTTTTTTCAATAAAACTTTATTTCTGGTGCGTGTTCTTCTTAACTCTTTATTTACAGTATCTAGGTCTGTATTAACTCTTTTTATATTAGTTTCCATAGTGGAAATAGTTGCGGTCTGTGTTTCAACCGCAACTTCTAATTTCGTATTATTTTCTTTGAGAATTTCTATTTTTGCTTGCATGTTATTCCATGTAACATAACCAGCAAGGCCAACTGAACTTATTAACCCAATAACAAAAAGCATTATATAAAGTTTAAGCATTATCTTCTCTTAGATACTTCATCTGAAAATTCTCTAAACCTTTTAAGAAGTACGGTTTTACCTTCTTTTTGTTTTTTCTTATAACGCCTATCTGTAACATTTATAGGTTTTCCCAGAGGAAAATTCATATGGCTGGCAACATTCGCGGTATTGTTTGCTGCAATTTCCTCTGTAATTTTATTCTTTGTCATCCACTTTTCCTTGGTTGCGCTGGCGCACCTTTTTCAGCAGCGGCCTGTTTTAACCATTTTTTACCAGCAGCATTAGACACAGGTTTTTTAGTCAACTTTGCTAAATCTTTAAATCCTCTTTGAGCATCACGTTTCCAATCTTTTCCTTCAGAGTTATCAACAATGATGAAATTATTTTTAAAGGCACTTTGATATTTTCCTAAGTTATCTTGAACACCTTTCCACATTTTTGTTACGTTTTCTACACCAATAGTTCTATCTCTATCCTTATCTCTTTGTATTGCAGTCTCAAGATTTGTATTTACAAAAACCATTGCTGTGTCATAACCTAGTTTATCAAACATTTTTTTCTGCTTCATTATTTTATCATAATCCTTACCAGTACCATCAATAATAATACCTAACCTACCTTTGATATAGATTTCTTTCTGTTTATCCGTAAGTGCTAATGCTTTTAGTCTAATTTCTTGCCCTTTATCAGACCAAATATCTTCTGGCGTAGTAGACATACCTGCTTTTTTTAGTAAGTTTTCATATGCGGTATCAATATTTGACACTCTCAATCCCATTGCCAATAGTCCTAAATGACCTTTACTATTTGACGTTGCAATAAATGATTTTCCTGAACCTGGCCCACCAGCAAGAAAAACTGCTTTGAAAATTCCGGGATCATTAAGTCCTTCTGATAGATAATTTTTAAAACTTTTCATTACATTAATTCCTCTGCTGAAACGTATATTTTTTGGTTTGTTTTTAAGTGGGTTGCTTCGTATATATGAAGTCCAAATATATCACCAACAGGATTACAATCTTGTGATACTCTTATTTGATCTTTTGCTCTCACAACTTCCTCTATAGTGCTATTAACAACTTTATCATATTTTATTCTATAAACACCACTCGCAAGAATATTATTCTCTAACATAAACCATGTGTTTTCTTCTGCTAGGAACATATCAGTCGTGTGACCACACTTCTCTACTATTTGTTTTATTGACTTATCACTTAGTTCTAATTTTTCTTTTATTAAATAAAGTGCAGCAGCATAGGATGCAATTGTAGTCTTACCACCAGGAAACTTCCCAAGCAATTTTTTTATATTAAAAACCATACGATGAAAATGTGTGTACGCACCTTTTTCTTGACTTGTCTTAATTTCTTTTTCTTTAATTCTTTTTCCGCTTTTGTCTATGATTCCAAATTTATAAGCGTTTGTTCTCTCAAAAGGTGTAACCAAAAGAGTTAAAAATCTAAATGTATATAATAGGTCACCTGCTCTTGCAATCATTCCCATGGTTTATATCTTCCTTAATTCTTCTACTACTCTTGTGTCCATATCAATTCCTATAAAATCATCATATTCTATATATTTTAAAAAGATGAGAAAAGGTTTGATTATTGACCAATGCTCATCATCAAGTTTTAGTTTTAATATTTTAAGTGCTGCATCAATACCAAACACATTAAATATTATCACTATGTGGTTTAAGATTAAGCGAACAGATAATTTTTTATCTTCATTTCCAGTATATCTGTTCACCAATCTCTTTACATATTTTACCCTATTTAAATCTTCATAAAATTCTTCAACATCAATACACTTTGGATTGTAATAATGCCTCGCCGCAAAAATAATAAGGTTATCTTCATTTACTTCATCAAATATTTTCATTATGTTTTATGCAATCTTATCTCTATTTGTGACCGCGTTCTGCTGGAGTTTTTCTCATTATAATGTCCACCGCTGTATCAGCATCTTTGGCTTCATTATGTGCCTTTGCCCACGCTTTCACTACAGGCTTCAATGTCGTTTTAACATCAGCAATTGCTTTAATAGTAGGATCAATGTGACCTTTTATTATCGCCAATGAATTTTCCTTCTCATAGGCCGAATTTGAACTGCCGCCCAACTCTTGGCCCAGCCTTTTTTTTCTATCTTGCATATCATCTTCTAACCTTTTAAGTAAACGATGCAAATCAACATACCAATTTAGTTCTGTAGCGATGCCATCTTTGCTGCGTTGGCGTTTGTGCCACTGCTGTCCAATATACATTTCATTTACACTCTCAAGATCAACATCTTCTTTTTTTACATCGTCTTTGTCCCAAGGTGCTTTCTTCACAGACACTTTATCTTTTGATTGCGCCTTAACTTTAGCCAATGCTCTTTGCATTGGTGTCATTCCCTCATTCATGTCATTTTCCTCTTTAATTGGTTGATCCATCTTATTTTCTAACTGCTTTTTTTGACGCCGCTTTATCAGCGCGGATTATCTCCCTATCCACTGCATTAGCCTCATAAAATGCCTTGTCAAATGCTTTCACTACATCCTTCAATTTACTTCTAACATCAGCGATTGCTTTAAGAGAAGCATCATGGTGGCCGCTTACGTCCCTGTATGGCCGAGCGGCGCGAAGGTGAAGGTTTTTTCTATCTTTTAAATCACTTTCTAGCATTTTCATTGTACGATTGATATTAGAATACCAATCAGTTTCAGCACCTTTGCGGCGGTCTATAAAGTATGGCAGTTCGTCGCCCAAATTATCAATCAACGCTTCATTTACATTCTCAAGTTCAACAGACTCTTTTTTCACATGATTCATAAGTCTTTTACCGATAGCAGTTAGTGTACCATCTTTGTTATACATTTTAGAAACAAGTTTTTTATCTTCAGGCGATAATGGTAGGGTAATCCTGTTTCCTTCAAGTTGCACAGACTCACCAATAGTACTATCATTATTTCTTGTTGCAGATTTTGACTTAACACTATTTTTTATAGCATCCATAGTTTTATTGGAAACTTTAGGACCATCAACAAATTCTGGAGTATCAACATTATGCATATCCATAAATTCTTTTTCAGTAATTTCTGTATCAAGAACATCATCCGCTCTGCGATTAGAAACTTGCTTATCCCAAGTATCAATATTCTGTTCAGCGTCACCTACTCTTTTCTCATCAAGAATACGCTTCATAAGAAGGCTGGGTTCAACAGATTCTTTGGTATTTTTCTTTTTAGTCACCCAATGTTTAGAACCACCTTTAGGTTTTCCTGCTAACAGACGATCAATGATACCTTCTTCTTTAGTACCACCACGTTTGGATTTCTGATAAGCATTATACTCTTTACGTCTTGCAGCGTCATCTTCTTTTTCTTTGGGAGTCATTTGAGACACTGTTTTTTTTGCTTCAGACATTTTATCAAGTATTTCTAATCCCAACTCTTTGAGATTTTCTTCAAACTGCATAGATGAC